TATATTTACATGGGTTCTGTTCTGCATCGTGCTATACCAAGTACTCAATTGCAAATCCAATTATCCCCCAAACCGACAACACCCGTACCATTGAGGTAAATGTGTACGATGCGAAAGTATTCTTAGGTCAAATACAATCTCAGATAGATTTCTTTGAGCAGATTGTAGACAGACCAAATGAAGCCAAACACTGGAAAACGCTTCTTGAATCAGCTAATGAATTGTTAAACGTAAATAGTAAATAGGATGAAAACACAAATAACCCGAAAACAAGCCATAGAAGAAGGATTTTCAAAGGCTGGATATTGCGGGCATGATTGGCAGACCGCTCAAGACATTGAAGATTTTCAAGACAGCGAATTACTTGAAAGGAAGATTTGTCTATTCAGTAAAGAAAGTAATTCTCCAAGCATAACAGCCCAACACATCAAAGGTATGATAGCTGATGAGATTGAAGACAGGCATAGCGACGAAACAGGGGACGATACAAAACAGGTTTGGGACAAAGTCATGGATTTAGATTTTGAGCCAACCGCTAAAATGATTAATGAGGCATTAAGTTCTTATCAATGCTGGACATTGACGGATATTCAACTTATCCCATGACCCGCCCCGAACTACACGCTCTCGTAGACATTGTAATGAATGCGAGGGGAACGATAAAGATTACTGATGTAAGGAATATTGGTAATATTTGTATAGGAATTAAGGTTGTAATACGCTTCAATATTTTTAACTCAGCAGATTACCCCACCTTCTCCGACTTCACAAAAGCAGTACAGGAGTATATAAAACACTTGAAAAATGAAAAAATATAGATGCCCAGATTGCGGAGGCGATGGGAAAGAAACATGTAATAATCCCGATCACGGATTTTTAATAATGATTGGTTCAGTAGTTGGAGCAAATGAAAGCGCATGCCCTTGTTGTGGACATTCAGAAGATCATAAAATCCGAAAATGGTCAAATGGTAAATATATTCAATCCGATTGTTATTCATGCTCCGGATCTGGGATTGTCGATGAAAGTAAATGTATATCCATATTAGAAGATTTTAATATTGATATGCCAATAGAAGATTTTGAATTGATTAAAACTTTGGAATGATGAAACCTACAAAAAAACAATTATTCGTAATGAATAAAATGTATGATGGATTCATATTTATCATGGGTCAATCTGAATGGGATGGAAGTATGTATTACCAATTAACAAAAGGTTTTGAAAATCATTACTTAAGAGCAGATACTTTTCAAAGATTATTGTCTGACGAAATATTTATTACAGACAGAAATTGGGAGTATGTTTTAAGCGATAATGCATGGGATTACATACACAATAAACGAAATATTAAAACTTTGGAAACTAAATAATAGGAAAATGAACAACGAACTATCAATACAATTATCGGAACTGGCTAAAAAATTAGGAACTTCTGTTGACCATTTATACGCTTTGACGGTAAAGCAAGCAAAAATACAATTAGCTTATGAGATAGCTTATTTTATCACGTTTACTGGATTTGTAATTGGATCTGCTGTATTATATACATATCTACCAGATTTCGATTCAAACGAAAATTATATGTCACTTATGGATTTTTCTAAATTGTTTTCAATGATTATTGGAGGCATAAGTTTAGGAATTTATATTATGTCATTACCATCGACAATAAAAGACATAGTTACACTTTATTCAAATCCTGAATATTGGGCAATGCAAGATATTTTAGCATCAATTGACCTTAAATCAGACAACTAACATGAAACCACAACCACGCACATTAGCAGTTACCCATACTGCGCTACCAAACGGAGACGTAATTAATTATGCTCATGGTATGCCAAAACCTGAATTGCTTCCATCAAATCATCCGCTTGTTTTGGCAATGCGTTACCAACGGGCAGAGAATGAATTTAAAGGGTCTAAGTCCGCATTGAGGCAGGCGAAGGCTATATTGAGGAGATGTGTGAGATGATACCAGCAATAAAAATATTAGCCGTGATTATACTGCTATCTTTTGCAGCAAACCATTCAGGCGAAGCAAGCGATTTCCATATCGGAGTTGCGCTTGTTGAAATAGCATTATCAATAGTGATAATAATAACCCTAATTAAACCATTAATCAAAAAGTTATGAATCAATTTGAAACACAAGACCAAAACCTAAAGACCTTTAAGAAAACGATTAAATTCGTAGGAATCTTTATTTTACTAATCGTAGTATGGTTTATACAACCCATTACATACGAAAACATTGATGCCGGAAATACTGGCATTAAAATCAATCTCTATGGTTCAGATCGTGGAGTTGATAATATTACAATTGTTAGCGGTCGGGTATGGTATAACTCATGGACCACTAAAATTATCGAGTTCCCGACATTTACTCAGAATGTAGATTATGAGCCATTTGTCGTAACTACAAAGGATGCAGCCGAATTTAAGGTAGACCCAAAATTGAATTACCATGTTAATCCTGCTTTAGTACCACAAATTTACAGACAATTTAGAAAGCCTCTTAATGAAATCGAACAACAGTTTTTAAGAAATACGCTTTATGATGCGTATCGAATTGTAGCTAATGACTTTAGTTCTGATAGTGTAATGAGTAATAGGGCAAGATTTGAATCTAATATTGAAAAAGTTTTAACAATAAGGCTTGCAAAAGATGGGTTTATTTATGACCAATTAACATCGGCAATTACGCCTCCTGAATCATTAAGGCAAATGATTAACGCTAAAAACGAATCTATACAGGCAAGGTTAAAGGCAGATAATGAAGCAAAGCAAGCAGAATCCGAGGCAAAAGTAAAGATTGCAAAAGCTAACGGGGATGCATCTGCTTTATTAGTTAAGGCAAAAGCCGAATCAGAGGCTAATAGATTAAGGCAACAAACCTTAACGCCACTATTATTGCAAAAGCAATGGATAGAAAAATGGGATGGAACATTGCCTACAACAAATGCTGGGAATCAGCCATTAATGTTAGGTTTAAAATGATAAACTTTAACAATAACCCCGAATCAAACCGCACCTTCTGGCTCATTATGCTTGCCTGCATTATTCTTGTTACGGTATTCCTTTGCGAGATATTTGTGAAGTTTTATTTGGAAACTATGACCTAAATTAAATAATTATGTGGATAGAAACATCAAACGAAGTGTACTCTGTAATATTTGCTAGGCACAAAAAACAATTAAAGCCCCATGCATCTTTTACAGATAGTACAGGGAACGGGTATCATTTTTCAAGTGGCAAGCCCGAAGTAATGACAGAATGGGGTTTTGAAAATGCTGAAACACCGTTATTAAAAATTGTTCAAACAAGAGAGAACGAAGAACAAAAAGAATGGGATGTATTATTTTTTATTTATTGTCATATAGAAAATAATTCGTAAATTAGTAAAACGATGCCCTGGTCTGACAGTAAAAAGGGTTAATCAAAGAAACTGCCGGTATTGCGCGTTTAAGAAGTCAGACCCTTAGACAAACTTTATCGGCTTTATTTATTTAAAAGAAATGGAATTAAGAAAAGCAACCAGACAAAAAGCCAAAATTAGGCTGGGATTGTCAGCAGTATCAGGAGGTGGTAAAACCTACTCAGCCATCCTGATAGCAAAAGGATTAACAAAAGGTGATTTATCAAAAGTGGCATTGATTGACACGGAGAACGGATCAGGTGATTTATACGCTCATTTAGGTGAGTATAATGTATTGCCATTGTCCGCTCCATACACACCCGAAAACTACATCAAAGCAATTAAGACTTGCGAAGATGCAGGAATGGAGGTTATTATCATTGATTCAATTACGCATGAATGGGATGGAAAGGGTGGTATATTGGAAATATCGGCAGCAATGACCGGAAATTCATACACTAACTGGGCTTCACTTACACCGCGTCATCAAAAATTCATTGATTCAATCCTTTCCAGTAAGTGCCATATCATTACAACCGTAAGGCGTAAGCAGGATTATGAAATGGTCCTGAATGACAAAGGCAAATTAGCCCCGGTTAAGGTAGGATTAAAAGAGGTTACCAGAGAGGGTTTTGAATATGAATTGACCGTTAACCTGGAATTAGATCAAAAGCATGGGGCGACTGCTCAAAAAGACCGTACAGGATTATTTGCTGATAAGCCCTCTTTTGTTCCATCTGAGGAAACAGGGCAAATGCTATTGCAATGGTGTGAAAGTGGTGAGGCTCCAATAATACCACCAACTCCCGAAGAAAAGTTAAACGGTGCAAAAAATTTAATTGAATTGCAGGCCGCTTATCTATCACTAACAGCAGAAGAAAAAGCTACCCATCTTGAATTAAAAGATAAGCTAAAAAATAAACTGACTCCGAAGCCTAAAGTAGAAAAGGAGCCTGCGAAATGATAAATTATAGCTTATACCCAACATTACTTGATACCTTTTATTGGTATAAAATTAAAGGTAATATTGATGAATTACTGAATAAAATCAATCGGGTTAAAACTCCAATGGCAGAGGCAGCACTGAAAGGTGTTGCTTTTGAAACGGCTGTTAATGACGCTCTGGATGGGGTCAAAACAATAGATCATTATTTCGATCAGGACTTAATAAATCGTGTTGCAAGCAAATTGCAGAATCATACTAAAAAGCAGGAATTTATACAACGGGTTATTCCTACCGGAATAGGTAATGTTAAATTGTATGGATTTGTGGATTACACCTATCCAGATAAATACATTGACTTAAAAACTACTGGGAAATACTCAGATGGTAAATTCAAAAACAATAATCAACACGGTTGCTATTCATTAATATCTCCGCATATAAATGAATTTCATTATTTGGTAACCGATTTTTCAAAACTATATATTGAAAGCTATGTACCTGATAAGGCTATAAAAGATCAGACAATATTTAATATTACTGAGTTTTGCGAATGGCTTGAAGCGAATAGAGATAAAATCACAGACACTAAAATATTCGGAAATTAATTAAACAACAAATAAATCACAAATTATGTCAGAACTATTAGGCGGCAGCCTTTGTCTAACAGACATTAATGCAAACGCAAAATTAGGTCATTCGGCTTTCTCGAAAGCAGCAAATGGCAAAATCTATTTTAACATTAACATTTGGCTTAATGATGAAAAGGATAAGTATGGAAATACTGCATCAATCCAGTTAAATTCTAAAAAAGATTTAAGAGAACAGGAGGGGAAAATTTATATTGGCAATGCAAAGCCAATTGAAGCTGCACAACCTGAGCCATTGCCACAAGGTGATGATAGTGTGCCAGATGATGACGATTTGCCTTTTTAGGATTAACTAACCCACACCCGGCTAACTACCGGGTTAAAACTTGACCTATGCCAAAGAAACTACTTAGCGAAATATTGCGAGAACGAACCGAAACCATAGAATTTCGAAAAATCAGAGCGCAATTAATGAAGTACGCTCAAAACGAAAAGACTTCATTTAGAATATTAAAGATGAAAACTGAAACCAGAATACAACTTGAAAACGAAGGTATTACCATAACTGAAATCAATGAAACGAACTATACAGTCCTCGAATTGTCTTGGTAAAGATTATTTTGAGAATGCAGCGAAGCAAATACCTTGGCCTGTCGAAGTTGGACAAAAGAAGGATGATTACAAAGGCGTGATTCATGTTCCTTTTAACGAGCTGGAGCAAGCTAATGAGAATTTAATGGTTACGCACCTGCTTAATAATGGCTTTGTCATTCAGCAAACGATTGCCGAAATTTCACGTACTAATGTTTTTGATCCGGTAATTAGATTGAAAGACCATAAGCCATTTAAAGAAATTCCAGACGATAATTTCGGAATTGGTAAAATGTTTAAGATTTCTTCATCTGGAACAAGACTAATAATTACAAAGTCGTCTGCTGAAAGTATCGAACTTAAATATATGGATGGTGAAAAGTTACCAATTAGAACTACGCGACCATTAATCGAACGGTCTTTAAATTTAGGGGCATGGGAGAGAATTTGACAGGACGGAACCACTCTTGCCATAAACCCAATTGCACCCATTGTAATAGGTTGCGTTCAGGTTATGCAATAAAACCGATATGGGAAATTATACACGGGGTTAAGTTACAGACCGATAACAGGGAACGTATTTTAGAGGCTATTTATAAACCATTGATGAAATGAACACACACATCAGACACAAAATCATCCTCCGAAAACTCCGAGGCAAATCACTAAAAGGATTTGATTTGAGTGAGGTTTGTGTTGCGATTATGGAATATTATGGCTAAGGCTAGAATCAAAACCGATGGCAAAGGATCCGCTCAGGAACTCGGCAAGATTGAAACATACAAAGCCAAACCTAAGCCATACCGAGAGCCAGATTTTATACGTAAATACCGATTAGACAGGGAGCGATGGTTTTGGCAAAAGTTCCCGGAGCAAAGGGCATGGATTGAGGAGTTTGTACAGGAGATGAAAAAGAATTGGTTAACGCAAGATAAAAGGAAATGAAGAAAACAGACTACACAGATCTAATGAGTATGTATCGATCCGGTAAGACTGCAAAGGTAGTAACTGAACATGAACTTGCAGAGCAGAAAAAACGTAAAGAACAAAGCCACCAATTAGAGTTTTGCAAGTGGATTAAAAACACATACCCAGAATTACGCTTTCGCTCCGATATGCAGGCAGGCCAAAAACGGTCAGGATATATGCAGAATCTTGTCGATATTTTAGACCCGTTCTCTGGATGGCCTGATGTATCGATATGGATTGCAAGGTCAGGATATTGTGGATTAATGATTGAAATGAAACGGGAAAACTCAGGCGCTATCCTAAAGGATGGTAGTATTTCTAAAGGAAAGCACGTACAGAATCAGCATCAGGTTCATGAGTTTTTGCGCGGATTGGGGTGGAAAGTTGAGATAGCTGAAGGGTGCGAGGAGGCGAAGAAAGTGTTGGAAAGTTATTTGAATTTTTAGTATATTGCATTAAGAAATTAAACCCATTGCATTTGATTAGGGACTTATGCAAATGGACAAAATAACTTTTATGTCTGAGTAGTATCCCTAATACTTCCAGACCTTTATTAAAATGGACATCACCTGTCAAAGATGCGGATTAGTCAATGATTACGCAGAACGCCAATCAGGCCCTCATACTACTGCATACTGTAATGGATGCGGAAATTACATTAAACATCTTCCAAAGAATGAACCGATAAAGCTATATTTCGGGAAGTATAAGGATAGGGAGCTTTCATCTATGACATCAGATGAAGAGTTGAAATACCTAATATGGCTTTCTCAGGCTCCGGGCCTTAAAGCAAAATTAAAAACTGCAATTGATAATCATATCAAGCGGTCATAATGCTTAAGAAAACAGATTTAGGAAAATGCAAAAAGCTATTAGATAGCGGTTTGTCATTGGTTTGCATTGGAGATAAAAAGATTCCAAATTTTCCATGGAAGATACGCCAAACTGAGGCTTATACAAAAGAGCAGTTTGAAAAGGATTGGTCATATTCCGGCGGTATAATTAAAAAAGATGGCTCAGAAATACCGGCAACAGGTGGAGTAGGAATTGTTACCGGTTATAATGGGATTGAGGTTTTTGATATTGATTTAAAAATATTTGCATCCTTAAAAGAGCAGCAGGATTTTTGGAATGAGTATGTGAAGTTCCTTTCTGATAATATCAATGATTTTGACGATAAATTTGTTATTTACAAAACCGTTAATAACGGTTATCATATAATTTACCGGTGCGCAAAAATTGGAGGCAATGAAAGGGTTGCTAAACTAAAAGGACATAACGAAGCTATAATTGAAACAAGGGGGATTGGCGGGTATGTTTTCATTTATGAGAATCAGGTATCAAAGAAAAGCTATTATGAAATTCAGGAAATATCTGAACTTGACAGGGATGTTTTATTTTCGGTAAGCCGGTTTTATAACTACATTGAAGAAAAAGATCAGGTAATTCCAGAGGCACAAAAGAAAATCAATCAGCCAGAGATTGAAGTGCCGACATGGGTAGATTATAATAATAAGACTAATATTACAGATGTTTTAGGCAATGAGTTTACCATAATTCGGAATCTATCTGATAAATATGTCATTCGCAGGGAAGGCGCAACAAGCCCGCACTCAGGGTATATCTATAAAAATTCGGGTTGTATGTATCTTTTTACAACCGGTACTATTTACCCGAATGAGAAATTATTAAGTGCTTTCTCTGTTTATACCTATAAATTTCACAATGGTAATTTTTCGCAAGCTGCAAAAGACCTTTATCAAAAGGGATTTGGAAGCAGATTAATCAAACCGGTTCAGGAATTAAAAGAAAAAATTGAAGTAAACAAAGCCGATTTAGTATTCCCAATTGAAGTATTCCCTCAGGAAATTCAGGCTTATATGATTCTTTGCCAGAAAACTCTTGACAGTTCAATTGACTATATGGGGTGTTCCTTCCTTTGGGTACTTTCAATTATTACCGGTAATGCAATAAAATGTCAGGTCAAGACCGGGTGGGTGGAACATAGTACTGTATGGTTTTCGGTAGTCGGCAAAGCCGGTATTGGGAAAACACCTTCAATTGCTAATATCATAGACCCACTTCAAAAAGTAAATAGCAGAGAGCAAAAGAAATATATCAAGCATAATGAAAAGTATCAGGAATATATGGCACTTGATAAAAAAGATCGGATTAATACGGAAGAGATTAAAAAGCCTCGTAAAACTCAGTTTATTGCGAATGATATTACTTTGGAGGCATTAGTCGATTTGCATGAAGAGAATAAAAACGCAATTGGATTATTTAAAGATGAATTAGCAGGTTGGTTTAAAGACATGAATAAATATCGTGCCGGTTCTGATTTGGAATTCTGGCTAAGTACTTGGTCCGGAAAGTCTGTATTCCTAAACCGAAAGACTGCAAAATCCTCATTTGTTGAAAGTCCTTTAATATCTGTTTTGGGTGGTATTCAGCCCGGGGTATTAGATTCATTCTATACTGAAGAGAATAAAGACAACGGTTTTATTGACCGTATGCTATTATGCTTTCCAGACTTATTGGTTGAAGAGTATAATGAGAATGAATTAAACCCCGGTATTCTTACATGGTATTCAGATTATGTAATTGCTTTTTATGACGGTATTAAGTCAAAGGTTCTTAAATTCAATAACGATGATGAAATTGAGCCTATTATAGCGAAGTTTTCAACGGACGCTAAGAAAGAATGGAAGCGGATATTTAACGACATTACAGGCCAGCAGAATAGCGATGAAGAGAATGAGTACATGAAGTCAATGCTCCCAAAACAAAAGTCTTATATCCCACGATTTGCGCTTTTAATTAATACTTTAAATTGGTATGACTCAAACGGATATTCTGATCTCGATATAATTAGTAAGGAATCTATTTTGGCGGCTGAGAAACTATCAAAATACTTCATAGCTATGTCAAAAAAAATTAAGATTAATTCGGCTGAGGTAAACGACATTAAGAAGTATATCCGAAACAATGACAGTAAAACAAGTTATGAAAAGTTTAAAGAATTGTATGCAATTAACCCCGAAATTAATAAATCGGAACTTGCAGAGAAATTAGGCATCAGCAGGAAGACTTTATACCAATATATAGCAAAAAGTGTTACCTAAGTGTTACCCAGGGTAACACATTAAAAACGTGTAACTATTTGATAATTAATATATTATATACTGTTACCTGTTACCGGTAACAGACTAAATAAAAAATATAAAAAAATATATTTATAAAATAAAAAATATATTTTTCTAAAAGTGTTACCGGTAACAACTTTATATATAAAAACAATGTTTATTCTATTTTAAACTAAATAATTAATCTGTCACCCTTACTGTTACCGGTAACAACTAGGTAACACATTTGCAATTGTAATATAAATTACATATATTTATAGTTACAAAAATAAAATATTACACATGGAAACAAATATTTTTAAAGGGTGCGTTTATTTTTTTAGACATATAGGACTTTCTCCAGTTAAAATTGGCCGTTCGTCTCATGATAGTCCAGCTTCGAGATTTGAACAGTTTTCTACATTTGCGCCATATGGATCTGAAATAGTTGGTTTTATTATGACAGAAAAATATATTGAACTTGAATCGCATCTTCATAAAAAATTTGCAAATAAAAGATTATCAGGAGAATGGTTTGACATAACAATTGAAGATTGTGAAAGAGAAATAAACTTTTACACTGCAAAAGAAGATATTGAAGATAGAAATGAATTCCAAAAGGCCTGGGCTAAAAATATTTTGCAAAGAAAGGAGTTGGTTAATGAAAGTATTTCAGACATAACTAAAAAGAACAGGTTTAAAAAATTATATGAATCTAATTCAAAATTAAATATTATGCAGACCTGTAAAGACATGGGGATAAGTAGGGTAACTGCATACCGGTGGATAAAATCATTTAAAAAGATATGAAAAAAGACATAACACTTTTATCGGATGAAGATTTGTCTAAATGCTGGTCAATTTTAGACCAATTGAAACCCTCCGAAATCCTCGAACTCAAACGGATTCCAGAGGATCGCAGAGAGGTATTCATCCAATGCGCAAAACAATATCACGACACTCACCACAACATAACATTTAATAATGATTTAACTAAGATTAGGAAAGATGAAAGAATTTAATTACATTAGAAATGCGAAAAGATTATGAAACTTAAAACTATACCCCTTCCGGCAATCTTAATCTCTGAATCCAGAGAGGTCTTTTCGCAAATTCTTGTTGTCGGAGGGGTTCATATATTATGAACGTATTATCGTTATTTGATGGTATGTCTTGCGGTAGAATTGCATTAGATCGTGCCGGAATAAAAGTTAATAACTATTATGCCTCCGAGATTAAGAAACACGCAATTAAATGCGCTTTAGATAACTACCCAGATATTAAGTATTTGGGGGATGTTAAAAACATTCACGTTACAAATTTTGGTATTGAGGTAGATTTGCCACATTCAAGTATGAGAGTAATAAGCGACAATATTGATTTATTAATAGGTGGTTCACCATGTCAAGATATAAGCAATTTAAAAACCGGAGGTGATGTTTATAGCGAAAAATCTCGTTTATTCTTTGAGTATTTAAGGATAAAAAAAGAACTTAATCCTAAGTATTTTTTGCTTGAAAATGTCGTTGGTGATAAAGAAAGTATAAAAACGATCACTAATTTAATGGAAGTTGAGCCTATACGAATTAATTCTTCATTGGTCTCATTCCAAAAAAGAGACCGTTATTATTGGACAAATATTCCAGGAGTTTCTTTGCCAGAGGATAAAAAAATTAGTTTTCAGGACTATAAAGATACTGACGAAGAGTATTTAAAACTATTTAAGGTTAATAAAACACCATCTCGCATAAATATGTGGGAAAGTAAATGCCCAAACGTAACTCACAGAGAAAAAATTAATTGTTTAACGTGCAAGCAAGACCGTTGGAATAATGCCGGACTTATAGAATATCAAGGCTTTTGCAGATACTTAACAACGCGTGAATTAGAATTAGCACAAAATGTACCAATTGGGTATACAAAGTCTTTAAGTATTAACCAAGCTGCAGATTTATTAGGTGATGGATGGACTGTTGATGTAATTGCTCATATATTTAAAGGATTAACACCCCCACAAAGTATGGGAGATAAGGAAGGATGAAAGCAACTCACGGAGGTAAAAGAATAGGATCAGGCAGACCTAAAAAAGAGCCTACAACGACAATAAATTTTAGAGTTCCATTTAGTCGTAAAGAAGAAATAAAAAAATTATTATCAGATTATTTGAAAAAAGTTTTGCAAATATCAAATTAAGTTGTATATTTGAATAAGCAATCAATAAGGGTAAAATGAAAACATACACAATTAAAAACTACGCAGGTCAAAAAACATTAATCGTTAACGACTTAAAAAACTCGAACATCCAGGACTTATTTAAAGTCGCCAGAAAAATGAAAATCCCATTTGCAATTAAGAAAGAAATAGGCATTCAAATTTGGGGAGCGTTTACGGTTGCCGAATATTGTGGAATTGCTGATGTTTCAAAGTTGTTAAACTAATGGGAAGCATAGAATAACGGTAAAAACTCTATTTTCTAATTCCCATGCCCCCCCGGGTTTTAATTTGCAATCCCGAAAAGTTTAGATTTGTTTTGTGAAAAGTTTTGTAACTTAGCTTTATTTTCAGTGATAATACACAGATGAATAACCCAAAAGCAGTCGACAATTTAAAGCCATTTAAGCCCGGTGAATCTGGCAACCCCGCTGGCAAGCCAGTCGGTGCAAAAAACCGTTCCACAATTGCCCGTAAGATACTTGAAATGAAGGCTTTATACAAAGATGATGCCTTAGAGGAATTACAAAAGCAATACCCTGAAATCACAAAAGATACTACCGTTGAGGAAATGATGACCATTATTCAAGTGGACAGGGCGATAAAAGATCAAGACCCTGTATCTTACAAGGCATTGCTCGATTCTGCCTACGGTGCGCCAAAGCAGGAAGTAGATCATACCACAGGTGGCGATAAGATTAATAATAAAATTGAAGTTGAGATAATACAGCCTAAAGAAGTTGATTAATGAAAATTATAGGTATTTATAAAATAGTTTCACCAACCGGTCGGGTTTATATCGGTCAAAGCAGACACGTTTCATCATTAATTTATGCATAATGCAAGCAACCGTAGTATTTCAAGAGAATTGGGATGCTATTAACCAATTTAATGATGATGGATCACGTAAATTTAGATACCTAATTAATTCTGGGAGCAGCAGATCAAGTAAAACATATTCGATAATTCAATTATTTTACCTATACGCTTTACAAAATCCTAATAAAAAACTATCTGTTTTCCGAGATACTAAGCAAATATGCAAGCAAACTGTATTTGAGGACATGAAAAAGGCATACATTGATATGCCTCACTATGCGACCGTTACACTAAATATTACTGAAAGCATATTTAAGTTCTCAAACGGTTCAACAATTCATATAGAGGGAACAGATGACCCGGTTAAGATTCACGGGTATCATTGCGATGTTCTTTGGTTAAATGAGCCCTACAATATCCAGCGCGACACGTTCAATCAATTAGATATGAGGTGTAAAGATTTTGTTATTTTGGATCTTAACCCTCGACAAAATCATTGGAGCGATGATGTATCGAAAGCTGACAACAGTAAGACTATTCATAGCACGTTTAAATTAAACCCTTTCTGCCCATCAGAGCAACGAATTAAAATATTGTCTTATCAACCATTGAATAGGTGCGAAGTTGTATTAAATGGCATTATATCTGTAGATATTGCCAGGTCTTATGATATAGCTGAAAATAAACTATTATTTACCGAAAAACAGGTTAAAGAATTAATTAGATGCAGAGACAATGAGCGAAAAAATACAGCTGATGAGTTTAATTGGGATGTTTACGCTTTAGGAGTTAAAGCCGAAAGACCAAATAGGATATTTAAGTGGACTGAGATCCCAGACTATGAATACCATTCATTGGATGCTCAAAGGTATTATGGCATAGACTGGGGCACAGTTGACCCCTGGGGAATTGTAGAGGTTAAATATTATGATGGATGCCTATATCTTCATGAGTTAAATTATGATAGTGAAAATAAGTGGCGCGAAAAGTTAGACCCTACGCAAAGAGCGCAAATCGAAGGATCTGAAGAGGGATTGGTAACTTGGCTATTTGCCAGATTAGGTATAGATACTGGAGCCACAATAGTATGCGATAACAATAGGCCGCTTAAAATTAAAGCACTAAGAAGGGCTGGATATGATTATAGCATTGCAGCAACAAAAGGAGACGGATCAAAGAAAGACGGCATATCTCTTTTACTTGGGATGAAAGTGTACTTCACTTCATCATCATTAAACCTGAAATTTGAACAGGAAAACTATTCAAGAAAGGTCGATTCTTATGGTGTAGCTATGGAAGAGCCAGAGGATGGTAACGATCATATTTGTGGAGACCCTGTCAGATATGTAGCAGAATTTTTAAGAGGTATCGGTATTATCAAAAACATTTAATATCTTAGTAAAAATATTTAGTTGCGGCAATCATGAATCCCTGGGGGAGTGTCGCAACCACGAACCTGGGGATTTTTGTTTAAAAATGAATATTATGGTAGTTTTCACAAGACAACAATTAGTCGAGGCTCAAAAAGAGTACTTCAAAAGGTATGTTTCAAATCCAGATGATTTTAACGACCCATCCGACCCTGAAAACTATTCAGATGAGAGTGCCGAAGCTACTATTGATTATTTATTAGCTTTAATTCCAGATGCGTAGTATTTCCGTCATCCACCCTTCCCGTTCACGCTCTGAAATAGCAATCAAAGTATTGCTGAATTGGTATCACAAAGCAGAATATGAGTTTGAATACATTCTGGCTATTGATTCAGACGATCCACAATTAAGACAATATACCAATCATTTAGGCAGATTTGATCGTGAGTATGAAATACAAAGCAAATGCATTATAGGCGAACACAGGTCAGCTATTCACGCAATTAATGAAGCTACAAAACACGCAACCGGAGATATAATCGTAGTTATTTCAGATGACTTTGATTGCCCTATTGGGTGGGATTCATTACTGATTAAAGCACTTGATGGCAAATATGACTTTTGCGTAAAGACTAAAGATGGGATACAGCCTGTTTTAATGACTTTGCCAATAATGGATAGAAAATATTACGAGCGATTCGGATATGTCTATCACCCTGATTATATCCACATGGGGTGCGATGTTGAATTAACAGCCGTAGCAATGATGACGGGCAAAGCAATATTTTTAGACTTGGTTTTTCCTCATAATCATTATTCGACTGGGAAGTTTGCCAAAGATGCAATTTCAATCAGGAACGATAAATCATACAGACATGGAGATCAGGTCTTAAAAGAGCATTTAAAAACTAATTTTGGGATAGAAAAACCAGTTATGAAATATTCAGATATAAAATGGCATCCTAAATGATCCTATCAATCCTCATAGCCACTATCCCGTCAAGACTTGACAAGCTGGATAATTTAATGTCTTGCCTTAATCCGCAATGGGATAGGATTCCTGAATTGGTTGAGCTTATAATCGACCCTGTTATTTCTTATAACATTGGAACGAAGCGAAATAAACTACTTGAAAAGGCAAAAGGCGACTACATTGTTTTTATAGACGATGACGATCACGTTACAAAAAACTATATTAAACTGATTCTTGATGCAACGGAAACAAATCCAGACTGCATAGGCATATCTGGTTGGATAACCACAAATGGGTTAAAGTCAAAGCAATGGCACATCAGCAAAGATTATGGTAAATGGTTTGAGCGTAACGGGATATATTACCGTACACCGAACCATATCAGCCCTGTCAAACGTGAATTAGCATTAATGGCAGGATTCCCAGAGATAGAATTTGGCGAAGATGCCGAATATTCAAAACGGTTATTACCTTTACTGAAAACAGAGGTTAAAATTAAAGGAAACATATATCATTACGACTACTGGCAAAAATGAGAGCAATAGTAAATTACAGCACAGAGCAATATTACGGGATTCAAGACAGGTTATTTAATTCATTTACCGGGATTGATAAGGTTAAATTAAGGGATTTAAATTGCGATTCGCATCAGTCCAATCCTTACGCTTTCAAAATTAATGCTATCGAAGCCGCAATGGTTGCAGGGTATAAACAGGTACTTTGGCTTGATTCATCTTGCTGGGCAGTAAAAGACCCTTCGCCTATATTTGACATAATTGATTCAAAAGGCTACTTTATGGAGGAAGCCGGGCATTGGGCTGGTAATTGGACTAATGATCAAACACTTGAATATTTCCAAATTAGCCGTGACGAGGCAATGAAGATCCCTATGTATTCGGCAGGCTTCACCGGGATAAACTTTGATACAGATATTGGATGGAAATTCTTTTCATGGTGGCGTTCTTCTATGGAGTTTGGAATGTTTAAAGGACAATGGGATAACGATACCCATTCCGAAAGCCGTGATGAACGATGCAAAGGCCATAGACACGATATGTCTTGCGCTTCGATTATTGCTTATAAATTAGGAATGACTTATGAGCCGGGCAATAGTTACTTTCAATACGGCAGTCCAGAGAGTGCATTAAACCATGATAAAATAATATTTAAACTACAAGGGATATGAATAATCAGGATTTTGACAAAGAGTTTTTTCAGAGATCATGGGGTAAAGACGGGTATTATGAGGAATTTTCTTATGGCGTAGGGATTAAACGGGTTTTAAAAGAATGTTTATATCCTTTTTTGGATCAAAATAAAACAGCTTTAGAAATCGGTTGTGGAGGCGGAACGTTTACTCAGTTTATGCAAGGTAATTTTAAAACGCTTTTCGGGTTGGATGTCATCAAAATGCCTGAAAGGTTTAGTAATTACAAGCAATTCAAATTCATCGAACTGCCGGACAGAACTTATGAATGCTTGGGGGTAAATGATAATTCGATTGATTTTGCATTTAGTTATAATGTATTTTGTCACCTATCAAACGAGGCTTTAAAGTCTTATCTGGCAGATGCGAACAGAGTGCTTAAGACAGGAAGCAATTTTATATTTATGCTATCGAATTACAGAAATATTCAAACAAAACAGGCAAGCGATAAGTTTGGCAACTTGTTACCAATGGGTCATTTTTATCAGGATGACAGGACGCTTGATTTTATAATTGGCGATGGATGGGGAATCGTTAGCCGTAGCGTGATTCCTGAGCATAGAGATACTGTAATTCATTTAAGGAAATTATGAAGTACCATAGCCAGAACAATGAAGCGGAGATAGTTTTAAACTATTTCGGAAAGCAGAAAGGTACTGTTCTCGAAATCGGTGCAAATGACGGGAAAACATTTTCAAATAGCTATGACCTGATTCTGAATGATTGGTACGGGATTTTATTTGAGCCGGGACATATCTATGATGAATTACATAAACTGCATAAAGGCAATAAAAGAGTTCATACCCACAGATTAGGAATTGCAGACAAAGCTGGTTTTGTTAAGTTTTGGCAATCTGGGAGCCATGTTAAAAACGGCATTGATTTAGGATTGGTTTCAACAATGCAGGAATTTGAAACACTCAGATGGAAAAAGAACGGTGTTAAATTTACAGAGATTGAAATTGAAACTGTTCCATTTAGTTGGGTTGCTGAAAAATATCCGGTCTTTGACTTTATCTCGATTGATGTCGAGGGTTTTGAGTGGCATATACTAAGACAGATTGATTTAAAAGCAGTTGGATGTAAATGTTTATGTATCGAGTGGAATAGTGATAGACACGCTGAAAGACTGTTCAAAGACTACGTTTCAAAGTTTGGAATGAAAGAGATTCACAGGAATGCAGAGAATTTGATTTATACAGTTTAACAAATAAAATAAATAATATGAAAAATTTAAATTTCGGAAAAGCCATAGAAGCTTTAAAAATTGGAAAAAGAGTTTCACGTTCAGGGTGGAACGGTAAAGGGATGTTTTTATTCTTGCTGCCTTCAGGAACTGTCCCTACAAAAGCAATACATGACCCTGCTTTAAGAGAGGTTATTGAGCAGGAGTTAGGTGTAGATGAATTTGAGGCTCTGGGAAGCATTCGTATGTTTACAGCCGATAAGAAGATATTAACAGGTTGGCTTGCATCTCAAACGGATATGCTATCAGAAGATTGGTGTATATTAAATTAGGGCTTAAGCAGGAGAACTACCTTATCAGCTTCTCCTGCCTCCCATTTCCCCGATTAAAGCTATAAACAACTACAATACGCTCAAATCGCAAAGGCAATAATTCAGATACACGCTTAATCCAAACATAGTCCCCAGCCCCATTAACGGTAACATCTGCAATATTTTTATGAGAGTGATGCAGAAACAGGCAAGGCATCCCGATTTTGCCAGTCTTAAAATCTAATGCTTGCGGAACAATTACTGAGCCTCTTTTCAATTGAACGATTAACCCAGTATCGGGAGATAAAAACGGAATAACCTTTTCGATAATATCAGGACTTGACAAAATATCATCATCATCCAGGAACATAAAGTAACCTTCGGTGACTTGATCCTTAAGCTGATTGCAATAGGCATCGTATGGGTACTTCCCTTCGCCTCGAATTACTTTTACTTTTTCAATATCTTCAGGAATATATTTCAAAGCATTGTGATTATCGTAACTCACAATTATTCTAATATTTTTGTATGTTTGGTCTTTTACGGACTTAATGCAACGGGCAAAAGCCGTTGGTCTGTAAGATGTACGAATTAAAATATTTATTGTCATAAGACAAATTTAATTTATATTTACAAAAAACTACTAAAATTGAATTGGAATTGGATTAAAGGCGTAGGTTCTTGGTTCTCAAAAAAATGGGATGGTTGGCAGCCCTTTAATGTTTGGTCAGCTACCCCGGTATTCAATGACTATGGTAATGATATGGCTAAACTCAAGGCCATATTTTCAAACCCTGCTTTACTGAAAGTCTTTTGTCTTCAATGTGATTTATTCTCATTAGGTAAAATCTATGTTTATCAAGATGGTGAAGATATATCCGACCCAAACGACCCGGCATTAAAACTATTGAAGAATCCAAATCCGATGCAGACCGGAAAACAAATCCTTTGGGATTATATGTTCTGGAACATGGTCGGGACTTCAAATGTTTATCTCGATAGTGAATTAGTAGACAAATCCAACAATAAAATCTATTTGCTTGAAAATCAGAAAATGGAATATCCGTTATGGATGCAACAAAATTCTGATAAAATGATATTTTCTAAAGGCAAAGAGGAAGAAATGATGGATCAGAAAATTATCTATCGTTATAATGACGGATCGACTATTACAATCCCATTACGTAAAATCATGGTATTTACTGACCTTACTAATGGGGTTGGTAATTGGTTCAAATCTTTTAGCAGAATTGATGCTCTTTATAAAATTATCTCAAACTCAGAGGTAATGCTTGATTCCGAAAATATCAATGGGCGCTTCTCCGGTAAATTCATGGTAGCGGGAACAGCGGACCCGAATGATGTAACCAAAATCCCTTTGGGTAATGACGAAAAGACCGACATTGAGCGCAAAATGCAAGACCATAGAGAGGTTCACGCTGTAAAATCAATGGTCGATATTAAACGTTTTGTCGAGAATATGGGGCAATTAAAGCTAAATGAAAAGTATTTAGCGGCTTATTTCCTTATCGGTAATATGTACGGTATTCCTCGTGACGTTTTGGAGGCTTACAATTCATCAACATTTGAGAATCAGGAAAAGGCCAGAGGTGCGCACGTTTCCTATACATTAGAACCAAAAGCAGTGGAATTGATGCAGGCATTGTCTAAGCGTTTTGGATATCTTGATTCAGGCAAAGAATTGGTCATGTCTTGGGATCATTTGCCATTTATGCAAGTATTTGAGAAAGACAGGGCAGTCACCAAAGAAATAAATGCACGTACTTTTGTTAATTTAATACGTAATGGCGTACCTTTAACAGAAGTAAATGAATTTTTAGACACTAATTTCAGTAAAGCAGATGCACAACAAGGAAGCACAAAAGCAAACTAAGGACTTAGAAAAGGTCTTGGTTCGTACTAAGGATGAAGGGTTGCGCAAATCCGTAGAGGATAAATTAAAGCAATTGAAAAGCAATAAACCTATTCACAAATGAGAGTAGATATTCCAGAATTTAAGACAAAATCAGAACTTCATGCTTACTTAAGAGGTAATGTCGATAAGCTGATTAAGCAAAAGAAATCGCTGCCAATCAAATCAGATATATTTGACTGGGGTTGCTTGCCTGTTGATTCCAAAAAGACTATCAAAGATGATGGTGTTGAAATGGAGATTGATGAGATTGAGGTCAACAATATTGCTAATCTATCAGGATGGGCAGATTCATATATGGATGTCTGTATTAAAGATTGCTGGAATAAAACCATTAAGGATAAAAGCATTGTCTATCATTTAAAGAATCACGATTACAGTACCGATGACATAGTTGGAAAAGATGCAGAACTTTATACTAAAATGTTTGCAATGTCTTACTTCGGTATTCAGTCCGATATTGAAAAGGCTCAGGCTTTAATGATGCGCTCAATCGTGCCAAAGGAATATGATAAGAAAACCTATTATCTATACCGGGATAATCAGATCAAACAGCACTCAATCGGGTACTGGATCATACAGATGAAATTATGTATTGATTCAGAACTTGACGAGGATTCAAGCTATAAAGCTAATTGGGATAAATATTATCCAATGGTTATCAATAAGGACAAAGTAGATAAATATGGCTACTTTTGGGCATTGACTGAAATAAGAATTTTAGAGAATAGTTGTGTATTATTCGGAGCAAATGAGCATACCGGAAATTACTCAACTTCTGAAAATAATAAGGCCGCCGCTGAAGCACCTAAAACAAAAGAGCCGTCTGCTAAAGACACTCGACTATTAGATGCAATTAACAAATTGAAAACACAAATTTAAAAACATGAAAAAAGTATTTTTAACAGTTGGCAGCGGTTATGCTATGAAGCATATGTATCGTGCGCCTGATGTTGACGGTCAGGGAGGTGGTAATGATACCGATGAAAACCCTGAACTGAAAGCAATCGGAGAGATAGCCACTCAAATAGGTGAGTTTAAAACTCAACTTGGTGACAAAGCAAATGAAGCTGAATTTAAAAAGGTTCAGGATGAATTGCAGAAACTTAAAGACGGACTAACTACCATGACCTCAAAGCAGGTTTTGGATAGTATGGAAAAAATCAATAAGCAGAACGCTTCAATCCTGAAACAGATCGAGGAACTTCAGGAAGAATCAGCACAAGCAAAGGAAGTAACTGGCAAAAAAGGAAAGGTTCGTAAATTGTTTGTAACCGAGGATGTAAAGAAATTCATTTCTGATACGTTCAAAGATGGTGAAAAAACACAAACCCCTGCATCAATCGAATTGAACATGAAGGCAGCTGAAGATTTCGGTTATCCTCAATTCTTTGAAGGTGGTGAAGATACCGACACAACTGCTTTTACAGGCCGCTTCATTGATCCTGAATTATACAAAATCCGTCACAAACGGAATATGATTCTTGATCACTTCATGATTCAGACTATCAATGTGCCTACATTAGTATATCTGCAAAAAGAAGAGGTTGGAGATGCAGAATCAGTTTCAGGCGATCCGGGAGGTGCTGAATGGATTCTTTCAGGTGCGCCAAAGCCTAAGCGCTCTTTCCGTGTATCATCTGCAAGAGTTGACGCTAAGAAAGTGGCAATCTTTGGAACCGTTGATGATGAATTATTGATGGATGTTGCTTCATTGGAAAATTGGATTCGTGAGGATTTCGTTGAGCAAATGAGGGAGGCTATCAATGATGGTCTTTTAAACAACAACCCGGCAGTAAATCCTGAGGCTCCGCTTGGCTTGAAAGTGAACGCAATTCAGTACAGTACAACTCCGGCATTTGCGGATAGCTTTACCGATCCTACTTACATTGACGCCTTAATTGCAATCTTTGCATTAATGGCATACAATCGTGAGGATGCCGGCATGGCTTTCGTTTCATCCGATGTTTGGTATAGAATCCATGCGTTGAAAGACACTATGGAGCGTTACCAAAACAATAACTTGATTTATACCAACAATTTAGGGCAACTGTTTATTGCAGGGGTTCGCATTGAGTGGGTAGATCAGGAGGATGTAGCCTCAACTCATGTTATCGTAATCGGTCGTGATCTTGGATTCAAGATTAAGTCTTACGGAAGCATGGTGTTTGAGCGTGGATTGAACGGTGAAGATTTCCGTGAGGATAAAACTTCATTCAGGGGTTATCAAAGATTCCTTTCTTATATTCCTTCAAACCGTGAGAACTCTGTTCTTTACGACACTTGGGAGAATATCTTTGCAGGAATTGCAGCTCCAGTATCAGCGTAACCAACAAATAAATACAATATGAGCAATCGTTTAGACAATACCCGTGTAGTAACCTTTGAGAAAGATTACTTCATTAAAGGCCGAGTAGAGCCTTTGTACAGTAAAGGTAAAGAGTATGCAATTCATCACAGCTTAGTTGAAAAACTTAAGGCAGGTGGTGCGAAATTGACTGCTAAACACTTTGACGAAAAAGGTGCTGTTGCTAAAGCAAAAAAACAGTTCGAAGCAAACAAAAAAGTAAAGTAAGAAAGTGATTATTGATAGCACCTATTTTACAGGCAATTTAACCATTGCACAACTGAGCCAGCCAGAGGTTCGGGATGATTTGGAATTACTAATCGAAAGAGAAGAACCAAAATATCTTAAACTTCTGCTTGGTCTTGGGTTTTATAACGCATTTATTGATGGAATAGACCCAGTTTCAGGCGCAGAACAGCGATGGTTAGATTTACTAAATGGTATTGAGTACGAATATAATAGTAGGGATTACCAATGGATCGGATTTGAAAACGATCTAAAGCAAAGCCCGATTGCGAATTATGTTTATGCTCAATACCTTAAAAACCTTGTAGAGACAATGACAGGGGTAGGTACGGTCAAGCCGGCAACGGAAAACGGATCACTTGCAAGCGCAACGCCTAAGATAGTCAGGGCGTGGAATGAAATGGTTGAATGGCAAAAAGGATTGATAAGATACTTGCGTGAAAATCGCAGTATCTATCCTGAATGGAAGCCTTATTCAAGTAATTACTGGTTTTTGCAAACTTCATATTATGGGGAATGCAATCATTGGCCAGATATATTTCACAAACAAAACACTTTAGGCTTATGAAACCAGTTTATATCGTTGATATATTCGGTAGTGTGGTTGAGGCAGTTTCGGCTGCCCTGCTGCCTACACTACAAGCGTATGACAGCGCAATTACTGGGGTTCATTACTTGCATGGTCATCCTGTTGAAATCATTGAAACGCTAACACAAAGGGATAAATCAGATACCTGGAGGTATAAGAAATACCCTTTAATAGCATTGTTTCAAGACTTCCCTGAAAGCCACAACGGCCAAATCGGGATTGATAATGAAGCTACTTTACACATTGTTATTGCTTATTCCTCAATAGCGACTTACAAATCGCCAGAGAGGTACGCAAAAAAGTTTAAACCAGTTCTTTATCCTATCTATTTGGAACTTATGAAACAGATAGTACTGAGCGCAAAGTTTTTGAATTACGGAGTATCAACTATTCCGCATATCAAGATTGACCGCTTATTCTGGGGTAAAGAGGGTTTATACGGTAATACTGGAAATGTTTTTAACGATATGTTGGATTGTATTGAAATAAGAGATTTAAAATTAAAAGTGAACTTAAAAAATTGCTAAAATGAGCGTATTAAATAACAAGAATTGCGCAGCCGGAGGCGGAAATACAGGCTATGGAGATTGCTTCATTGACCTGAAAAACATTGTCGGAGGGTTTTTAGTACCTTCAGATCGTGAATATGATGCTACCGAAACTGAAAGCGCAGCAACATTGCTGGCCGCAATACAGGCAGATATTTTAGCTGCCGCAGCCGATAGGGTTTACCCTTTGGCTCAATTCGAGGCTTTGACCGATAATACAGAAGACCCAACTATCCAAACTTTAGGATATGGTGGGTTAGCTGTTACCCGTGAAGGTCTTTACAACTTGACTTTCCAGTTTATTCAGGGAGGTTTATGCTTGTCTAAATCGCTTCGTAAATTCAACTCATCAAACAAATCTGTATTGTTATTCGATGCAGCAGGCGTTTTGGTGGGCTGGAAATCAGGAACGGTTCTAAAGGGCATCCCGTTGGATATGTTCTATCAAAGACCATTCAGGTTAAACGATGGCACAAACGTGACTAACTATTCAACTCAGTTAGTTTTCAAGCCTCAATACCTGAATGATTTGATTGGATTTGTTGAAATGTCAATCGGTGATTTGTCTGCTTTGCGTGGATTACAGGACATTGTTTTGTATGAAACTACTGGCTCGAACTTGCCTATCCTGAAAATCAAAGCAAAAACAGGATGCGCTGGAACTGATCTTTATGATTTATTTTCAACTGAATTGGCTTCGTCAAGTCTTTGGACTGCACAAAATGAGGATGGTGAAACAATCGCTATCACTTCGGTTGTTGTTGATGCAGGCTTAAAGGCGTGGACTGTTACAGTTGATGGTACTGATCCAAACTATCCTGTATCTGGGGCTGTAATTATCAGTCTTGCAGCACCTACCGTACTGGCAGCCGCAGGGATTGAAGGATATGAGGGATTAACCTTATCGGTATCGTAATGCAACCGGGGGTAAGTTTCAATGTGGAATGGGTTAAAAAACAGACCCGTAAAGCGTTCGTAAAAAAGTTTAAGGATATTTATCCTAAATTAGACTTGGATGCGATATATTCAGAAATCACAAAGAAAAAGTAATAAAAGCCCTCGATTATTCGGGGGTTTTTTGTAAGTTAGTATTTCTTAAATAGTTGCGATCATGAAAATCAAACCTCACCAATATCAGCATATTGCAAACGGGATAAGACGGATAAAAGATTGCTTGACCGTTTGCGATTATCAAATGACCGAAGTGGGTACTATGTTTAAAAAGTCATATAGCCACGTAGATGTTATGAACTTTGAAAAATATTTGAGGGATCAACTTATTGAATCTATTGAAAAGAAAATAGATAGTGAAAACGACACTATTTTACAATCAATTATCAATGGAGATTCCGAGAAAATAAAAGGATTGAAATGGCAACTATAAAAAAGATTTTAACAGGTGTTCAATCAATTAAACTGGCTGAACAATTGCCTATCATTATTCAAGGTACATCGCCTGAGATCATTAGATTGAACCGTTTTCAGCTTTATAATCAGTCAGTAGATAAACAAGGCGATCCATTAAGGTTATACGGTTCATTATCATACGCACTTGAAAAAAATAAGATGAATCCTGCACCGGGATTTGGCAGACCAGATTTATTTTTAACAGGGTCGTTTCAAAGAGCGATTTATGTCGAGGTTAGCGGTCAGGTCATTAAAGTATGGAGTAGGGATAGTAAAGCTGATTCATTGACTAAAAAATATGGTGAAATTTTCGGGATGACAAAAGAATCTAAATTAGAGTATGCTCAAAAAACTGTACTACCAGCTATTAAGGCTCATATCAAAGCTAAGTCTGGCCTCGTATTCGGATAAGTGCGATGATGTTTCTTTATACATTTTCCTGAAAGTCCTTACAAGCGGCGATCATTCACTACTGATTAAGCGTGGTTTCCCTACAAAAGAACAATTAACCGATGCTTGGGAGTCAATATTTTCAGAATTTACCACACTTTCTAATAATAAGCAATCAAATTACCTGTTAAGTCTGCTACGTGAGTATTATTCAATCCCGAATAAGATAATCATCATTGAAACAATAGTACAGGCGTTATCAGAGCGTTACGATGCTGAATTAATTAGGTTGCTCAGGTCTATGGGGTTTAGGCATAAATACGAACCCGAAACAATGGTAAAAGATTTGCAATTGACAATAACGCAAAGCAAATCATTAGTAGTTAGATGGAATGATCTGAATACCGATCTTGAAAAGGTAAGTAAATCTGAAAAATCAGAGGCTAATGATTACGATGCTATTCTTTCTGAATTGTCAAAGTATCAGGGGTATAGATTAGACCCGAAGCAGATAGCCGTTTCAGAATTTTGTGCAATTGTAAAAAGATTTAAGAATGATAATAAAGTTAAAAAATAGTATATTTGATTTTCATCATCTTTCGGTTTATGGGCAAAAAGGTCTAACATTAATTTGTTGGACTTTTTTATTTATATTTACCAAAACTAAATGCAATGGCAGAAGATAGAATTGATGATATTGTCTCCCCAAAGGCACTCAAGCAACTTGATGATCTTGATGCAAAATTAGTAATAACTCAAAGGCAGTTAGTCGATAATCTGGAAGCTGCTTTAAAATTCAATGCTGCATTATCGGGCAGTAAATCACTCAAAGATTTAGATTCAAGTTATCAAAAGGCTGCCAAAAGCATGGAAAGCCTTAATAAAGCATTCGAGAAAGAACGGTTATCTCAAATCAGGTTAGAACAAGCCCGTGAAAAAGCATTCGATAAGTACGAAAAACAGTTAAAGGCTCAGGAGGCTGCACAATTAAAGGCAAATGCAGCGGCTCAAAAAGCTGCAAGCCCTTACAATCAATTAGCCGCTTCACTTGCAAAAGCAGAACGCGAGGCGTTGGATTTGGGTGCTACGTTTGGGAATACATCAAAAGAGTTTTTACAGGCAGGCGCAAGGGTTCAGACGTTAAGGCAACAAATTGACGGATTAGAACAGCCATTAGGTAGATTTCAAAGAAACGTTGGTAATTATCGTTCAGGGTTTAACGGTTTGGGTAACTCGATTAACCAATTAACAAGGGAATTTCCAGCTTTTACATTCTCCGTTCAGACAGGATTTTTAGCCTTATCAAACAACTTGCCTATTTTCTTTGATGAAATACAAAGGACAAATAAAGAAATTGCAACACTAAGGGCGCAGGGTGAGAAAGTACCAGGACTTTTCAAGCAATTAGCATTGAGTTTCTTTTCATTTGGTACTATTCTATCAATAGGAATTACTTTATTAACTGTTTATGGAAAGGAAATAGGCAATTTAATAAGTGCAATATTTAAAGGCAAAGAGGCGGTTAATCAGTTTGTAGAAAGACAAAAAAGCCTTAATTCTATATTTAAGGATGCTAATAAAGATGCAGGGGAACAAATTTCAACATTGAAAATATTACGTGCAGCCGCTCAGGATGTAACCTTAACAGATGAGCAACGCATAAAAGCCGTTCGACAATTACAGGAACTTTACCCGAAAACATTTAAGGCATTATCGGATGAAATAATTCTTACCGGGAAAGATACAGAGGAAACAAATAAGCTAACATCTGCAATTATTGCACAATCTAAGGCAAGGGCGGCAAAAACTAAACTGGATGAAATTCAAACCAAAGTGTTAGATTCAGAATTCCAAAAAGAAAAAATCAGAAATGCTCAAAGGGCGGAACTATCCAGAGTAGTTGCAGGTAAAAGTATTGGAGCAGCTGGGTTTATATTAACTGTTCAGGCTCAAAAAGATGAAATTAATAGGCGTGCCGCACTAGCTATTGGTATTGAAGATGAAAATATTAAGCTGTTGAGGAATCAGGAGGCATTTTTTACAAAATTTGCAGGTCTTGGTAATTTATCTGATGTATTAACACCAACTGAAGACCCGAAATCCGATAAACGTGTAAATTACGAATTGGAATTACAAAAGGAAATATTAAACGGTAAAAAAATATATTCATCTCAAATACTTTCGGATGAAAAAAGAACTTTAGAAGACCGTTTGCTTGCTCTTGAATTATTTACTAACCAATCAATAGAACTCGCAGATATTGACCGTAAAATTGCTTTAAATGGCGAAGATATTACAGCAAAGCAAAAGTTAGTTATTGAGCAGAAATATCAGAACGAATTGTCAACCATTCGGATTGATTCACAAAAACAGAGGGAAGATATTCAAAAGCAAATAGCAGAAAAAGAGGTAAAAGACCTCGAAGAACTATTTAAAACTCAATTAGATGCAGCTAAAAAAGCAGATGCGGCCTTATTAGACAGATTGAATTTAACATCAGAGCAAAGACAATTGGTATTAACTAACGAGGCCGACTTTGCCCTATTGGAACTTGCCAGACAGTATTCCGAAGGCAAAATAAAATCAGAAGAATACGCTCAAAAAAGACTTGATATTCAGGCAAAACTTGCTCGTGATTTAGTCAATGAGGAAATAAAAAATATTCAGGCTATTATTGATCTTCAAAAAGCGGCAGGAATTGACACGGCCGATCAGGAAAAGAAATTAGCTGAATTAAAGCAGCGTTTGTCAAAAGAAACAACTGCAAAACAAATAACCGACCTTGAAAAATTAGCGGAGACAGAAAAGCAATTAAATGATAAAAAAGTTGAATTGGCATATTCTGTCCGTGACTTAGGTATTGCTATTGTTCAGGGCAATTTCGAGCAGGCAAAAGAGCGTTTAATTCAGGAGGGTGAGCAAATAGACATAAGAAAGGCTAAAGAGATTGATTCGGTTCAAAAAAGCATATTGTCTGAGCAGGAAAAGGCAGACAGAATCGCTGTTATTAATGCCAAAGCGCAAAGCCAAAGAGAGGCTTTAGAACGTAGACAAAGGCAGCTTGACATATCTCGTGCAAGGTTTGAAAAACAAGCCAGTATAGCGCAAATCATAGGTAGTACAGCCGCAGCCGTTGCAAAGGCGTTGCCAAATATTCCTTTGTCTATTTTAGTTGGTGCAATTGGAGCGGTTCAATTAGCTACGGCAGTAGCAGCGCCTTTGCCACGATTTGAGAAAGGTGGTAAAATGAAGCGCACAGGATATGCCGAATATGGTCACGGTACGGAATTAAGAATCGACCCAGACGGTAAAGTAAGTTTAACCAAAAGCACCCCAGAAATAGGATTAGTTAAGGCAGGAACTCAATTCATATCAAATAAGGACTTAGCAAGATTAATGGCTAAACCCGATCCAATTGCCTATTCAGGTGGTCAGGCTATTGACTTAAAAGAGGTGATTGCCTCACAGGAAAAAAGCAGAAAGGATATTGTAGGTGCTATCAATGCTAACAAATCAGGGTACGGTGGTATATCGTTCTATTCAACTGCAAAAGGCCGTTCATATTTATCACGTAATTTATGAGTTGGTTAGGAGATATTTTCACAGCACAACCGAAGCAATTCAGATACACATTAGTAACTGATTCAGATACCTATGTATTGCCAAATGCTCCGATTGGATGGGAGGAAAATATTATCCGTTGGTCACGTTCTGGATTTTACTATGGAATGATTCGGTCTTTCTCTGTTCCTTTGCAATTCGTTTTAGACGGGGCTTGGATATTAAGGACAGGGTTCTACACATTTGGATTGCGTAGTTATGCGCAGTTACAAATCGAGGAATTAAACCTAAGTACTTGGGCTTATGAGGTAATTTATACCGGGGAGATTGATTTTAGTACGTTTAGCGATAAATTAACTGATGTTACGGTTACTGCAATGGAAGGTGGAATATCAGCTAAAATAAAGGCGTATGAGAACGTAAAATATACCATACCGATTGATGTAGCTGATGCGATTGATATTGAATTAACGCCTTTGAAATTACGTGAAAACGCCACTTTTATATTTCCTGAAAAACAGGGCGGATTTACAGGCACATCATTAAATCGGGTATTATTGCCAGTTGATTTAATAATCAATGAAGTACAAGGACTTGAATTTTCATCAAAATCAGTTGAGTATGAAAGTCTCGGAGTTCCTTTGCCGGATATGACAGAAAATCCTAATTGGTTTTTTAAAGCACTTTCAGACGGAAACATTAATATTAAAGGTAATTTAATCGGAGGTAATTTAGGAATACAGATTATCAATCAAGACGGTGATATTTTACAGGTTTTAAGCGTAGATACTGGCGACTTTGATATAACCTATGATGTTGATATTCAAGTTGTAACAGGCGATAGATTATTCTTTATAGGCATTGAATATTTAGGTGCTAAGTTTATATCTGAAGGTGAATTTCTATCAACATATTTTACAGAAACGCCTGCAACTTTTTGCAAAGCATTAAGACCGATTTATGTATTTCAACAATTGTTGAACAAAATGAATGAAAACGTTCCTGTTTCAATTCAATCTTTTTTACTTCAGGAATGGGAACAACTTACAATAACTTCAGGGCAGGCAATCCGTAGACAGGATAACCCGGTATTGATTCTTTCGTTTAGGGATTTTTTCACCTCGATAAATGCAGTTTTAAATGTTGGATTTGGGATAATTCAGGGCAAGGCAGTACTTGAAAAAAAGTCTTTTTGGTTTCAATCAACTTTAAAGGCTGCTGATGTTGGTGAAAATAAAGAGTTCAATCTTGAATTATACGAGCCTTATATTTACAATTCAATTAAGGTTGGTTATCCAGACCCGAAATTTTCAACTATTGTAGATAATAATGATGAGGTAAATAGCACCCAGTTTTGGAGTGACCCGATTATCAGGGTTCAAAAGGAATTAGATTTAACATCAATTATTCGTGGCGATTGTTACGGCATTGAAGACACTCGAATAACACCATTAGGAAGCCCGAATACCAACAATGATAACGATGCTTTTTTTATCAAAATCAAAGCAGACCCGGAAAGTATAAGCGGCGACCCGTATTACAGACCGGAACGATCAGAAGGTTATGTTTCATTAAGTGGCGTACTTGCAGCGGAAACTTTCTACAATTGGGATATTTCACCAAAGCGGAATTTATTACGACATGGCGACTTTTTAAGGTCAATGCTTTACAATTACGATCAGTTCTTTATCAACTTTGAAAGTGCGCTAAAAAATAGCAAACTGAGTGTCGTAGGATTAGATGGGGTAAGGGTAACAGAAAACGTAAGTATAAGTATCGGAACTTTGCCAGATATAATATTTATCCCTTATCTGATTACAATAGTCACTAAATTGCCTAAAAATGCAATGTCTTTAGTAGATAATTACCCGACTGGGTATATTCGTTCTACATTTAATGACAGTACTCAGGATGGATTTATGATTGATGTTTCAGTTGATGTTTCAAAGAACAGGCAAAGGGAATTAAAGCTACTTTTAACACCTTTCAATCAGTTAGGTAATTTGATAAGATAAATTTATTACTTTTATAAAATGGATCCAATATTTCAAATCGCTCCTGCAAATCCTATCCGGTTCATTCCAGAGGGTGAAAGCGACTTGTTTTTAATCAATCAGGAAAATAAATGCTACTTTCAAAAGTGGAAAAATACTGATTCGACTAAACTTCAGATTCTTTCAGACTTTCCAGATATTACGATTGATATTCGAGATTACAATACCAACGAGATAGTATTATCTTTAAATGTAGCTGAAATTCCTATAAATTTAATCGGTCAAACTTTTAAATGCTATGAGGTTTTATTTGATTTTTCGCTTTTGACAGACGGTCAATATTATGCAGAATTGACTTATTCAAGCATTTCAACTGACCCGGTTACGTTATTTTCAGAGCCTTTTGATGTTCAGGCAGATCATCCCGGCACGATGCTATTTAAGTACACAAATAGCGAAAACAATTATTCGATTATTTTTGATACTGATATTGAGTTTGATTTTAGAGTTGAAGGCACGATTAAAGAATTTACCCCAGTTTCAGACGATGTAATTTATAACGATCAGAAGCGAAACGTAACTTTATTAAATTCAGTCCCTTACAGGTCATGGAAATTATATATAGGTAATGCTCCGGGATTGCCTGATTGGGTACTTGATAAGGTGAATAGGATAATGTCCGTAGATCAAAAAAATATTGATGACGTAGATTTTGAAAAAGTAGAGGGCGAAAAATGGGAACAAGTTAGACAGGTCGAATATCCTTTCTCTGGGATGTCGATTGAAATAATGCCAGTAGAAAATGTATTTTTACAAAGGATTAAAACAGGAGACAATCCGCCGGAGGGTTATACTATCGTGGAATTAGTAAAAAATTACTTTGACAATGCTGCCGATATTGAGGTGGCAGGGATATTTAGTAAATATTCCCTATTAAAGCATATTTCTGTATTGAATTACGGGGGTGCTTTTACTATGAATGTAGGTACAACAGATGGAGGAACAGAAATTGGGCAGTTTGAAGTACCTACCGGGTCAGGCGCAGGAGTTGATTTAACGGCAAATATTAAAAAACTATTCAATGCAGCCACAACGGTTTATATCACAGGATTAACTGGAACGGATGCAGATATATTAATTGATTACTTACAATATGATGCAGTCCCGGCACAACCATTGCCAGCACCAGCACCAACATTAGGTAAAAATGCAGTAATTGAGTTTGAGGAAACTGATCCGGGAGAATTTTTAGCTGCTTTTGATATTGTTACAGGACTTGGCAAAGTTGGCGGAGGCTGGGAAGGATGGGCAATAATGGATGGCAGGAACGGAACTACTGACAGAGGCGGAAAGGTTTCAGTAGGTTGGGTAAATGATCCGCTTTCACCGTTCTATTTACAGGCAACACCTGCAAGTTTAACAGATGGATTTGGCGGTGAAAATGAGGTAACTTTATTGCAATCTCAACTCCCTGCATTTAATATACCTTTTAATTACGATGGCGTTAATCGGAACGGTTCAGGTTCTCAGGAAACTATGAGGAACTATCCGGGGTCAAATAGGACTGCTAATATACCATTCCCCGGAGGCGGACAGGCTCACAATAATATGCAGGAATATGCAGTAACAGTAAAAGTTAAGAAAATCGCAGCATAATGGCACAGGATATAAAAGTCAGAAATATTCAGGTCGAGGGCATACAATCACCTGCACCACAACCGATAAGCGGAGATGATTTTATTTCTGTAAATTCCAAATTGCGATATACAAGTGGGTTCCCATTAGATGATGATTATGATTTGGTTTATAAGTCATATTTGGCAAGCGGTGGAATTGGTCGTACATTTCCAGTAAGTCTTGACGCATCAGGCGAATACGACTTTACATCAGAAAGCATCCGTGAATTTCCCGTAGTAACAATTTACGATTCAGCAGGCAATACTGCACCATATTTCTACAACAATACGACCAAAAAAATAACAGGCGGAGTGCCATCAGAGGCAATTACAGTAACATTTATATAACATGAAAAAGCTATTATACATCATTCTATTACTCCCTTTATGGGTTAATGCTCAAACTAACGGCACGATTCAAAAGACTTCGGCAACGGGGACTATTCGTGGTTCGTTCGGGTCGCTGGGGCTTGATACACTTTTAAATGTCAATGCTCCGACTAATGGTTTTGTTCCAGTCTACAATTCCACGCTTAAAAAATCTATTTGGACTAACCCGACAAGTTTTACCCCCACCATCTCCTTCGGAACTTTTGGCTCAACTCCAAACGCTCAGGGAGGTTCTTATTCAGGTGGTGTAATTACTTTGCAACCAGCAGATGCAACACATCCAGGAGGGGTAAGTACAACTACACAAACCATTAAAGGCAATAAAACAATTATTAATGATACCGATGCAGAAAATACTTTATTAACGCTTAGAAATAATGTTAATAGTAATGGTTCATTAAGTAGATTTAAAATTGAATCAAATTCAGATAATGCTTTAACCTTTACTATTAATAGTAATTTGTATGATGGAGGAGCTTACGGGGGGCAATCAGGTATAGCTGCCAGTGGTGGCACTTTAAATATTTCAGCCCAACTTTCAGGCAGCACTGTCCCAGTTAAAATAACAAAGCCTTCTGTTGTAGCTACTGATAATCTAAGTTGGACTACTCTTGTAAGTTTAGCGACATCAGAAAGAACGGCAACATTACAAGATGCTTCTGGCACAATAGCATTTACTTCTGATATACCCACTAATTATTGGACAAGAACAGGAATAGTTTTAAGTCCATCAACTACTAATGATGTTATATCAGTAACAACTACAACATTAACAGCAATAACTGGAACAGCTACAACTGGAATAGCTATTTCTGGAACAGCATCGGGTAATGGATATGGAGCACAATTTTATAGTGGCACAAACGGAGTTGCAGTTTATGCAGGTGGAAATGGTGCAGGTGGCTACTTTTGGAATAGTAGTACAAGGGGAACATTAGAATTAAGAAACTCAGGAGCAGGAAGAACATTAGAGATACAAAATACAGCAGGAACCCCAACGGCTTATTTTGATAATACAGGTGCATTAACAGGAACAAGTGCTACGTTTAGTGGGGGGCTAAAATGGGGAGCAAGCACATTTGAATCAGGTATTGCTAAATTATACACCGATACGGAATACGGGGTTAATCTTGTTTCAAAAACAGGTTCTATTACAGATTTTTTATTGCTATCGCCATCTGGTGGACAGATATTATCAGTGCCAACAGGGACAAATAATATACTTCATAATGGGTTTTTCAAGTCTTCAGATGATGGGACTTATGCGGGGTCAGCTAATCCGTATCATGAATTTAGGTCTAGTACATCATCAAACACCATAGTGCAATTTTCAAACACTTCAGCAAATCCATACGGATTATATGTAAGGCACTCAACATCTACTAATAATAATGTAAATTATTTTTTCGAGGCGATTGAAGTGGGTACAACAAGATTTTCTTTTTATACTAACGGTGGTATAGCCAACTTTCAAGCAAACAACGTTAATCTTTCAGATGAACGTGTAAAGAAAAACATTACCAAAGCAGGTTCATATTGGGATATAATCAAAGCTATTGAGTTTGATAATTACAAGTATAAAGATCAAAAAGACAATCGAATGCTTTTAGGTGTTATGGCTCAACAAGTTGAAAAAATTAATCCTGCATGGGTAAGTAATTCAGGCTCATTTGGTAAGGCATCGGACGGTACAAATCTTAAGTCAGTTTATGAACAGCAATTGCAGTACGGTGTGAATATAGTGGTTCAGGAAAGCATGAAACGAATCGAAGCATTAGAAGCGGAAGTAAACCTTTTAAAATCAAAATAAACATGAAAAAATCAATCTTAACATTGTTCGCTTGCTTGATTGCAGGCATTGTATTTGCTCAGCCAAAAGAAGCAGTAATGAATGAAGCCGATAAAGCTAATGTCGGAATCGTTGCCAAGTCTCCCGTAAAACAGGACACTACAATCGCAGTCCAGATGAACATCAACCAGTTCAGGTCTTTCCTTTACGCGATTGATCAAAATGTGGATAGCAAAAAGGTGTCGAAGGAATTGCTTGAGTTCTTGCAAAATTCGGCTAAGATTATACAACCAAAGGACAAACCAAATATTATAAGCCATGAAACCACAACAAAAAGCAGAGATTAAAGAAGTATTCGGGGAAAGGATGAGTACAAGTCTACTCATTAACCTCATAGCTTTATTCCCTAAAGTTCTTGAAACTATTATTCAAATACTAAAAGTTTGGAAAGATCATAAACGCAGGAATGAGGTCAATGCTTTAAACGGTGGATGCGGAGTGAAGCCTAAGAATAAAATAAACGAAAACGGTGATTGGGAGTGTATAAATGGGGGCTGGGTATGGGTAGATGATCTGGGATGAAAACATACCTATTATTGCTTTCAATTATTGCTTTTTGTGCATCATTCACATTAGTTACCTATTTATTAGGGATTAAAAAGTTTGAAAGATGGGAAATATCACTGATGACCCATGTTCCATTAATGGTATTCTCATTGATACTCTACGCATCGGAATACATCGGGCACAATTCAATACATGATAAAAAATTTCAAATGATCGGTAAGTTTATAATTTTTGTATTTTTATTGATGTATTGTTTAAATAGTTATGGCGTGACATCTGGTACAACTAAAAAGCTATTACTATTTTACGGTATAAATTTAGTAGGACTGTTAATGATTTTTATCAGTTCATATAGACATGGAAATTTTAAGAATTAAGCCAATGCCAGATACTACCGAAAGCGCCAATTTAGCAAGCAATGTGCTTGATTTTCTTACTACATTTATTCCTTATGCGACTGTATTTGGGATATTTTGGAAAATTATTGATGCCATTTTTAAATACGCAAGTGATGGAAGGGATGCCAGGACTAAAGAATTAATATCTGAGGCAACCGAGCCATTGAGTAAGGATATACGAAGTCTTACAGAATCTATTGGGGCATTGGGCGAACAAATAAGAAAAATGAAATGACCATACAAGAACTTAAAACTAGAATTATCTCCTTAATGGGGGGAAAGTATATCCATGAATCAAATGGCCGTTACTTTCTGCAATTTGATGATAGAGACGATTTGTCTATCATGGTATTGCCTAATTTCTCATTGCGTGAATTATTGACAAAAAATACGGTAGATACATTTACCAAAATAGAGCTTGGGGTTTTGGCTTTAATACAGACCATAAGAGACGACTTTGGCTATCCGATAGTAGTTAGCTCGTCTTACAGGTCAAAGGCTTATAACAAGTCAGTAGATGGTGCTACATCCAGCCGTCACGAGATCGGTGATGCTCTAGATAGCCACCCAACTGATCCGAAGAGATTGCCTCAATACAAGGCGTTAATCACAAAGAAAAATATACCCGGTGGCATGGGGTTATATCCGACATTTGTTCACATAGACACAAGGGCTACACAGGCTAGATGGTAAAACTTAAATAATAATCCGGCTATTTAAGAAAATAGCTATAAAACTTAAATAATATGAACTTTTTAAAAGAAACATTAGTACGATTAAAGGCAGACAGCCCTTCATACTTCAAAAAGATTAGACTGTTCGCAGACTGGTTAACAGCGACAGGCTTAGGACTTGTTGGTGTTCCTGCGGCAATTGAACAGCTTGCGCCACAGTTTGATTTTGATTTGAGCCTATTAATGCAGATTGCATCTTATATGATTGTTGCCGGGATAGTTATTAAAGTGTTTGGAAAACTACCCGTATCGGATCCGGAGGTATTGAAATAATGGAATGGCACATAATCACCCTTTACCTAATGGGCTTTGCTTTTACAGTAGGGTTTATTTATCTGTACTTTAAGAGCAGGAAATAAAAAAGCCACTCCGGGGAATGGCTTTAATAATCGCTAAGAATAGCGACAAACTTAACGAATTACGTTGTGTACGGATCGTCTTGTGTTAAGCCCTCTATTTTAATTATATCGCTATCGTATTTTAGTACACTATTCCCAAGTACTGCATTTCCACAGGTAACTAATCCATCCTCCTCATCTAATGATGGAACAAACACTAATACATCAAACCCTGCGGATTTTAAATCATTTTCTGGCTGATTGTACGGATGCCAACTGTCATACCCTCCTAAAGTATTAATGCCATTTACCCCACAAGATGTATTATTATGAATAGGAGTTATTTTGCACATGAATTTTTCGGGGTCAAATAACTTTGAAATAATATTAGCGTCAATTTCAAAGTCTGTTGAGTATGCAAAATTTAGACAATATTTTCTACTTATTGGATCTGGCATTTTTTCTGCAATTCTCGCCAAATCTTCTAATGGCAATTGCATATCAACATACATTTCAGACCTTTGCTTTTCAGATGTGCTATTAATTGAGAATTGAAATCCAGCCTGACCGTTATACAATTCGTTTTTTATAAAACACCATTCTAATATTCTTTCCTCTAATCTCTTAAATGCTTTTGGCAAAGAGGTTGTAAGAACCGGATGCAATACTTCTACTCTTATTCCAGTATCTGCATTTATCTGTCTTTTGTTCGCTATCAGCCAACGGCTAAACTCGAATACGTTTTCATTAAAGATAGGCTCTCCCATTCTTGCATAGTGAATATTTAGACGCTCTGTATATTTTACAGATGGGAATAAAGACAACGCAGAATAAAGTTGCTGTTTTAAATCATCAAAAGAAGCATTTCCTCTCCATTTAACAGATGGAACATCGCAAAATGTGCATTTCATTGGACAACCATACTGAGTGCTTAATGTTATAACCCATTTCTCAGATAATGGCATGCAATAGTGATTGTCTACTCCTTTAATTTCATTGAAATACCCAAGAAAATCAGCTTTAACATTTTTGGACTTCCCGTAGTCTCCGATAGATAATGTTTCTAATTGTCCTTTAGAATAATCTCCGGTAAACAAATACCCCGTAGGTATTGTGAATTTTTTACTTATCATTTTGTCGCTATTTATTTATTTCGGCACTATTGCCATTACTAATATACTACTTTTCTTTCAATTCCTGACTTACCTGCCAGTCTAAAATTACTGCGATAATACAGGCGATTAGGAGGCAGATTATTGCGGTGGTCATGGCTTATGTTGTTTATAATACTGAGCTATCCAACGTGAATATTTTTGCTCTAATCGCTCTCTTAGTTCATAAATATCTTTAGATGTTCTACCTTTATTAAGAATTACATTTTGTCCAGAGCGAATATTAAACATAATTAATTCATAATCAGCAGTTCTTCTTATCCAATTAATACCCCTCATTTCATCGTTGCCAACTACCCAATGAAATCTCCAATTAACATCATTAGGAAGTGTTGATATTATCTTTATAAATTGCGCCTTTTTCATATCTTCCTTTTTATAAATTTAAACAATATTTGAATCACTTTATTCACACACCATAACGGAATGTAAATTGTAGCTGTTATTATTATGAAGGTGGTTAGTTGCATGGGGGTTAATCAATTATTACGTCATCGATTTGTCCGCAACCTCTAACTTTCCATTGATGATTACATGGCATACACTTGGCTTCGAGATAATCCGGGTTTCCCATTTCCATATTCCCATCATTACGATTAAATATTCCGTTTTCCTGCTCCCATTCAATTGAATGATTAGTCCAAATCTCAATCAGGTACAGGTTAGTGCCCTTGCATTTCGGGCACTTTACTTTTGATTTTACTATATCATTTTTCATCTTTCAATCCTCATTAAATTATCTTGTGGCAATAGTGCCGTTATTATTTACGGTTGAAAATTATAATTTATAGGTCTTTTACCTTTTTGTACAATTTTAATATTATCGCCAAAGTACCAATAGTCAATCCCTGACCTTCTTACGTGAAATTTAGGGAAATAAGGACTATCTGGATGGTTCAATTCAATAAATATGCACCTGCCAGTCACTTTCATAACCTTATCAGTACTCCATCCATCTTCATCTGTTTTTTGGCATGAGAATCTAACTTTGTCGCCAACCTCTATACCGTATGTGTTTTTTGAATTTTCTTTCATATTCCTTACAATCTAATTTTATACCCTAATTTAACTAATGGCCTATCCTATATCGGTAACTGCATAATGGCAGTAGCAGGATTAGTAGGATAGTTTTCATGTTATTTGCTTAATTCTTTTTCAATTATTTTTGTTAGTTCAGAGTTTCCAGTATAGTGATCGCATCCTTTACACTTATATCCATGACCATATTTCTCCCATTCATGGTGACATTTCTGTTTTATCGTGAAATCATTGAAATCAGATAAAAGCCTTTCAGCTAATTGATTTGTTAAATATTGTGCCGATTTCATGTTAATCTAAGTTTATGGGCCTGTTTTTAATTACTAAGTCAACCATATACAGGCTATCACGCTCAATCAAATCATCAATAATACCGTCCCTATCCTTCTCAATATGAATTCGGGCGTATTCATTTAAAAGGATAATTAAATCTTTTAAATAATAAGTTGATTTATTTGTGAGACAAGTTGCTTGATAAATTTCTTTGCTATGTAAAAAATATTCCGCTTTCATAATTATTGTTTAGGGTTATTCCTCATACCACAAATCATATTTAGTCAGGAAATCAGATAGTTCAATTGAACAGTGAACCGAATAGAAATCTCCATCGTAAGTGCCGGATTGGTACCTATACAACTCTCCTTTAAGAATTTTAAAATTCTTATCGCAATGCCTTTGAAGCATTTCTGCATCTTCTTTTGATATTTGTAAATCATCTATTTCTTTTTGATTTACATAAAATTTACCATCAGAATAATGGACAATTCCAAAATCTAAATGATCTCTGCAACTATCATAGTGTTCCTTTCTGGCTATTACTTTTTTATCTGTTAAAACTGTCATATAATTATTGTTTAGGCGATTGTGGCAATGGCATCCAATGAGTGACAACCCATCCTGATTCTACATCAACTCGTTTTTCGGTTTGACTATATCTCCATTCTTTATTTTGTAAATATCCTACAAATGGAACTGAGTTTTTCATGTAACATAAAACACTCTCACCTCCAATAATGCTATCTTCTGGAAGCCTAGTCTTTACACTTACCCACTCCCTATCCGCTTTCAGCCTTTCGTTTTCGGATTTGCAATAAATACAATCAGTTACACACCATTCGCCTGCCATTGGGTCTTTTATAATTCTAGTTCCGTTGCAATACTTACATTTTTCAATTGGTGGCATTTTGGATTCATCCTTGACTATTTTATAACCAACTTTTTCTAAATTGCTTATAAAGTTACTAGGTATTCCTTTTGAACAGAGCATTACTCCTGCAACAATTTCTTCAATCCAGGCTTTATTTGATTCCTTTGTCATATCCTTTTAAGTACTAAGTAATGTTTAACTTTTGATTGGGATTCTTGCCATTTGCTCAATTGTATATCATATTCTTCAAGTCTTTCAAAATCGTTATCTGTCATGAACCCCGGATGAAAGAACGCAATGTATCTTTTAGGTTTGTCACCATACGGATTCCTATCCAATATCCCATTAGCTTCAAGCATGGAGAGGTAGGATTCTTGAACGGTGTACAATGTAAATCCAGGTGCATAGTTGTTATTTTCTGGATTCATATAATCAAAATAGTATTTACCAAAAATTGATGCACATATTTCCTTCATCTGTTCCTCACTCAATTCAGTTGACTTGCCTAGGATTTGGTATTGGCCAGATGGAAGTACACATAACTCATAATTAGATTCATTGTCCGACACCCTAAGGCTTCTTAATGTTCCATCCATGTGATGTTTTAAGCTCCATGCTTTTACATCCTCTGGAACTTCAACAAGAAGTATCGCGATGCCGTTTGTAGTGATTTCTTTCATGGTTTAGTTATTTAATCTCGTATCATCACCAAAAAATATATTTATGATGTATTTATAGTGATTTATTAACTCGGAAACTATTTTCATATCCTTTTCATTTTATCCCATTAGTAGGGAGGCTATTCTTGTAAAACTGATTCGATTTGCTCATAATAAACAAACTTCCATTTATTAGAATGCTCCTGAAAGCACATAACACCTCCTTTTTCTGGCTTTACATATTTTACTCTTAACTGTCTTGCGGTGTGCATCTTTGATACAATGTTTTTGCCAATGAGCGTATTCAAAAATCTATTAATCATTGTTATTGAATAGCTTTGGTCTAATGGGGTTGATTCTACCACAACCTTATTTACAGTTGATGTATTGGCGTGTTCTTCGCATCTATGCTGTAATTCCTGAGATGCAGTTAATTTATCCTTTTCGGATTTTCTTCTTAATTTAACTTGCCTTGTTGCAATGTTAGAGCATTTGCAAGTATTACCACTTTTCTTATCGCAGTAGTATAATTTTTGAATATTTGCTATGTTCGCCATTTCCTTTCTTTTAATCCCCTATTGTTGGAGGGGTGATTATTGCTCTTTTATTTCTCGAATTATCAGATTTGCTTAGTGGTCTTAAATTGCATCTCCTATTATCCAGAGTATTAGTATTTATATGATCGGTAGTTATGTTTGGGTCGGTAAGTTGAAGAATATGCCTGCCCACGCTTTTCCATACTTTTCGACGATTTGAATAAAACCTAAATTCAGTTTCTGCATAAGCGCCTCTTATTCTTACCCTAAACCCAAAATGTTGTTGTATGTCTTTATCAATAAGTAATCTTTGCCCTTTAGGATTGTATATAAAAACAGAATTTTCGTCTTTTAGCTGATCCAATTCATCATTAAGGATTTTATAAACAATGTCTGGATCTATTTTTCGGTATTGATCTCGTTTCATAATCCAAATGTACTACTAAAAATGATAAATACAAATACTTTTGAATATTTATTTTATTTTTATTTGTCATATAAAATTTATACGTTTGTATATGAAGAAAATCGAACAAGTACTAATAGATCAAAAGATCATTAACAAGTCCGAACTCGCAAAGCGTGTAGGATTGAGTAAACAAGTCCTTAATAATAAGATAAAGGGCAATAATAAAAATTTTTTAACTGAGCCAGAAAAAACAGCTATCAGGGCTGAATTGGCGGAAGTTCTTACAGAAGTAATTAAAAGCTAAAATTATTTAAAAATAATTCTTGCATATTAAAAATACTTTTGTATATTTGTTCTATACAAACACAAAGAAATTATGAAAAACTCAAAAATTATTACTTATTGCGAACCAACCGCAAAAAATGGTCATGGTAAAGCACCGATTGACAGTTTAGCTATCTTTTCAGATGGTATGTTTATTGAATATAGACATATTGCGAATATGCCTTTTGCCGTAAAAGCAGATAGAAGCGTATTCAAAAAGTCGGATTATGAAAAGTCGGATTTGAAGTTTGAAAAGTCCTTTCATAAAACAACGGATGGCTATAATCCAAGACCTGCTAATTATATTACCATTACTCAGTAAGGCTATGAAAACCCTCCAACACATCGACTGGCTTAAGTGGATATTAGTTATCCTGTACGGAGCCATATTATTTTACGCAGC